TACATTTTGTAATTTTTTATCAGTTAATTCTGCATACACATTTGTATCATTATTAGTGAGATATATTTTACTATTTTCAGTTACAAACGGTAAGGCTTTCAGTATTGAGTTATTTTTTTCTCGACTTAGAGTGAATTGGGACCATTTATCTATTTCTTTTATTCTATCAAAATTAAATGGGCTTTTTAAAGATAAACTGTCATCAAATAAATGGTATTTAAACTTACTACCTTTTCCACTATTGTAAGTAATACAATTACTTTCATATTTTAAATTAATATCTTCTTCTTCTAGACAAGATAGAATCTTGATTAACTTTATTGTATCTGGTAAACACAACAAACATTCTGACGAGTGATCATCCCAATCGAGAATATATTCTGCTTTGAGAAAAATATTTGAATTATTATGTACTATAGTAGATATTTTATCATCTACATTTAATGTACAATTAGGAGCTAACCTTGAAATAGGATTAAGAAAACTCTTAATAAAGTTATCTCTATTGCTTATTGGTAGAATCATTATTTTCGTTTAATTTGATTCTTATGTTAATCTCTTTTGCGTTTTTTGCAACGCTTCTTTCTATCAGATTAACAAATTTAGTTACCTGTTTTTCAAGGGCTGTAACCCGGTCGATTAACGGAGTCAAGTCTTGTTGCACAATTTGTTGAACTTGAGGCTGTTGTACGGGTATTTGTTGCTGAGGTTGTGGTTGAACTGGAGGCTGCGGAGGTATAGGTGCCTGTTGTTGTACCGGATTTTTATATATCTCTTTGTTTATTTGGACATCTTGCATAGTAGCCGATCTTTGAACTATACCTTTATTCAAACCATGGGCTTGTGCATTTAGCATATGTAAAGCCGTCTTTTCTGCGAGCTGTGCTTGTTGTTCTGGAGTCATAAGTTTAAAAAAGAGGGAGGCGAACCTCCCCCCTACATTATTAATTATTTTTTTAGTCCAACGTATCAAGTAATTCTTTTACTTTGTCGGAGTCTACATTTTCTTTAGATGATGTATCTACATCACCAAAGTCAATATCATCATCGTCATCGTCAACGGCAGCTGAACTTGATGTAGATGGTTCTGGTACTGAAGGTGTATCATCCTTACCATAATAATGCTCATTAAGCATTATTACTAGTTCATCGTAAGACTTAACTGGATATACTTTATCAAGTTCAAAAGCTTGTTCATATAGTTTTCCAATACTATCTTCTGTTACACCTGGGATTTCAGATGGACTAGCAAACCTTGATGTAACGTAGCTTGGATAGCCTCCTTGCTCTTCAACTTTAACACGGAGATTACAACCTGTAGGATAAGAGAAAATCTTTTCACCAAACTCTTCTGCGTCATCCCCTTCAATAGCTTCCATAATGATTTTATGTAACTGTTTACCAAAACGAAGTATTTTTACCTTACCTTCATTTTCTGGATTCTCAGGATCTTTAACTACATATACATTAATTAACCATTGTTCTCTACGAGTGAGAGCTTTAGCTTTTTCTTTCTCTTCTTCAGAACCAGTTCTCATGATCCTAAAACGAGCTTCAGCGATCGGATCCCGCTCACCCCAAGTTTGAGGGCTAATCGAACTCTGAAACTGCCCTGTTGCTTCACTTACCCAACCATGGGAAAAGTAATGAAAAAACGTTTTACTAGGTTCCGCTGTATACGGCAACAACCTTATTGTGTAAGTGTTACCTGTCTTCAACCGCATAATATTGCTAGTTGTACTACTTGACTGCGTCGGTTTCGCCAACGAGTCCTTAATTGATGCAAACATATTATTCGTCATTTTTTAATATTTTGTTTATAGTTTTTATTATTTTTATACTCAACGGTTTGATTTTTTTCGAAAATACGAATCTCGATCTCAAACTGCTCAAAAGATTATAAAAGTTCTTACATACAAATTCAACTGTTTTTTTCTCTAGATTTATATTTCTCTCACACAAGTCTAAACTAAGTAAGGCATAATAGCATATCTTCCCATCTTTCAAATCTAAAATATATTGCGGGTATAAGCCTTTTTGTAGAGTTAAGTATTCTTTACTATTAGATAAATTATTATCAAAACATTCTTGATAAATGTGTTTAAAGCTATTTCTTAATTGACTTATATTGTATGAATGGTCAGGTTTAGTTAATTGTAATGTTTCTAAATATTTTTTATATGAACTAATCGCTCCGAATGTTGTATAGAATTTTAAGTCAACGTATTGTTCCGCATACATTTCGTATGGAGCTGTAAAAAACATATAAGGGTCGATTTTCTTATTATTCAGTATATTACTTATTTTTTTTATATAAGTATACTTCTCGTCAGAAATGTTATCAAAGTTTTTTCTATAA